AAGATACATTTGTTTGCTCATAAGAGAGATACTTCTGGTACGTATTCTTCTGCTAATGTAAATCCTGTTAATTTACTTATGTTTTATTCTACTGGTGCTCCCCAACCTCAGGTTGCTGATGTTGGAGGTAGTCAGACTGTTGGTAATGGTTGGGTGTTTACTAATGGTGGTGGAAACACTGGTGTTAATTTTGCTACCACATATAATATGCCTGGAAGTTCAGTAAACCTCTTTGGTCTTTCTGCTATTATGGATCCTGCGTTAGATTTTACATCTGCTACTGTTAAAGATGGAATTAATTTTTGGTTTAGAAAGGTGTCAACTTCTTCATTTGCTCTTAAACCAGGACAACAGTTTAATTCGTCATTTGTATTTAATGACCTTCCTGTTCTTAATAGAGAAGAACAAATACAATTTATTCATCTTGCTGGTGTTTCATATTCTGTCGTGGTTGAGTTCAGAGCGGGAATTGTAGGTTCTGCGGTTGCCGATGGTGTGGTGAGTACCGGAGATGCTCAATTGTCTGTTATTCGTGAGAGTACACGTACTTTAGGAATGAAGAATACTCTTCAGTCGAAGGTTTTATTACAGACTGCTCCTCTTGCTACAATTGCTATTGCTAATCAGGTTATTATTAATGCTGATACAGGTGTTGGACTGTCTGGTGCTGTACTTGATGTTTAAAGAATATACGAAGTGAAACGGCGTTAGTTCCGTTTCGCGAGACTAAATCTAGTTAGATCCATTGCGGAGCATAATGAATATTGTTTAGCGCGAAGCGCCTTTGTATACACCATACGTAGTATGGTGTATATTACCCGAGAGGAGCGACTAGAAAAGATGACCTTGCCCCGCAGGGGTCGCGCTGGGAAGCGCGAGTCTGCCTTTTCGGAGCACCGCATCGGAAGTCTTACGACGCAGGAGTAAGACAAATATCTTCATCAATGTTTTTAATAACCCATCTGTCTGATGATAATCTCTCTTCCTGTGGTGGTTGGTTTGCGAATATAAAAATATGAGGTGAATTGAACAATTTATATCCCCCTTCGTATTTAGGACTATAAATCATTCCATTTTTTATGCTTTCAATCGCTTTATAAGAAACATTGTTTCCATTGTCCCTTGGTACATCAACCATCATACATTCTAATCTGTCTTCAGGTGCTTCAAATATTAGGTGCATAATATCTGATTTTTTACCTTCTTCGAAGAATAGGCAATTTTGGGTTGCTACACAGTATTTAGCAAACTGTGATTTACCAACACCACCTGCTTGAGACCAGTACCAATATACTGTTCTGTCGTCAGGCTCTGTTTTAATTAATTCTAATATCTCTTTCTGCCACCACTTGCTTGGTGTAATGAGTTTTAATGGTTTTGGTAATCCTTTAGACCATTCACGTCCTGAACGTGTTTCTGTTTTGCTACAATAGGCAACGGCATCTTCCCACGAACCTTTTAGTTTTTCGTAGTGCCCTTTGCTTTCTTTGTCCCATACGGTTGAACGTGCGTCTTTAGCGAACATTACACACCCTTGTAGGTGTGGTGTTCCGTTTTCACCTGTTTCTTCTTGGATTCTATATTTTAAACTGTTTTTGTTAAAATAGTCTAATATCCCGCCTAAGAACTCCTCAGTGTGGTTGTTTATTGTAAAAAAATGTTGTTTTCTCTGTGGAACTTGAGTGCTTTTTTTTGGTTTCTCAGTAATTTGCTGAGACAGGGGAGGGGAATTGAGTATTACCCCCTCCCCGCCTAATCCGCCTAAATCCGCCTGGGTGGTCATTTTTATAGATTAGGTGGAGATTATGTTTAAGTAGTTTAAGCACAATGTTATTTAGCAATTTCACGAAATATTGAAAATTGCGTAATTTCGTGAAATTAATATCTTTAGGCATTATATAAAATGCCCCGTTTTTTTGGAAAAAAAGGTCCTCGTGGTGGTTCTCGTGCTGGTGTAAAGCAGAGACCGAAAAAGAGCGCTCCCCGTCGCAGACTCCCAGCGGTTAGTACTGTTGCTGGCGCCATTGGTGCTGGTGCTGTTATTAAACGTGCTTATAATAATTATAAGGCACGCCAAACAAAAGCGAAGAATAGTGCAGTCAGAGCATTTACTGCGAGACTCGCACAAACTGATAATATAACAACGGCAACTCCTGTTGTTATTGGAAAACAACGTCCTGTTTCTTTTCAGGAAAAGGTTTCACGGTCTATTAGAGGCCCTGTGTTGTTTAAGCGTAATTATGCTTTTAATGCTGAATGTGTTTCTGGTAAGAAGGCAATGTTTTGTATGGATATAAATCAGATGACTGCTAATGATTTAACTGCTGACCTTTCTAGTTATAAATCAGTTTATACAACTGATACAGCGACTGCTGACGCGTCTATTCGTGGTTATGGTTCTGCTGACCAGGCACGTTATTATATTGATAAACTCATCGAGAAAATACAAATGGTTAATAGTTCGTCTAACTCTATTACTGGTAAGATACATTTGTTTGCTCATAAGAGAGATACTTCTGGTACGTATTCTTCTGCTAATGTAAATCCTGTTAATTTACTTATGTTTTATTCTACTGGTGCTCCCCAACCTCAGGTTGCTGATG